AAGGGAGCGACAGTTTAGGAGCCTTGGTTGATAACTTGGTGACGGTTTACACCCACACAGTTTACATGCTGAGGTTTAAATGACCCCCCTAACTCAAAACGAAAAAGACTCCACCCTCTGGAAGAAGCTCTCCCACGAGCTCACTTCCCGGCTGGAATCCCTCAGAGCAAGTAACGACACGGACATGGACGCCACCAAGACGGCCAGAATCCGTGGACAAATAGCGATGTGCAAGGAAGTATTGGGCTGGGCAGAACCCAACCCAGATATCAACTAGCGACCGTAAGGCCGCGAGGAGTGGAACATGGACGCAGTAGAGGGTTATGAGCGAACCCCGGAGAACGAAGCGGCAGAGGAAGCGGCATTTGAAGCAGCGTGCAACGGTACCGACCAAGAGCCGGCTGCCGCGGTAACTGAAGAGGATCCCAAACCCGAAGCGGTAGAGGCTCTAAAGCAGGAAGCACCACCGGTCGAACAGGCTGAACCCGTTAAAGAACCCACCGTTGCCGACCTGTTGGCGATGATCGAGGAACAGAAGGTAGCCCTGGCCGAGCAGAAGACCGCACGGCAGCAGTTGAATGACAAGGTGTTCGGCAAGGTTGGCGAACTGCAGCAGAAGATTGACGCGATGAAAGGGACGGCGCACGGCATCTCGGTCAAGGCAAGGGAGCGGTTAATGACCGACTTCCCCGAGCTGGCAGACATGCTCTTCGAAGTCCAGGAAGAACCGGCAGCAACTCCGGCACCAGCAGCCGTCCAGGTCCAGGCCACCCCGGCCCCGGCAACAGAAGACATCGAACACAAGATGGAGCGCCGGCTCCTCGCCCGGGACCACAAGGACTGGGAGTCGGTTGTCACCAGCCCCGGCTTCCAGGAGTGGAAAGCAAAACTGCTGAAGCCCGAAGACTCCGCCGCCCTCGATACCAGTTGGGATGCAGACTTCATCTCCGGCAAGATCACGGAGTTCAAGGCCCATCAGGTAGCCGAAGCCAAGCGAGCCACCGAGCGCCAGACCAAGCAGCAGCGGATGGAGAACGCCATCAACCCGCAGGGCGTCCCGAGAGTCGGGGCAGGAAGCGGTGGCGACGATGACGAAGAGGCCGCAATGATGGGAGCCTACAAGCCCCGTCGTTGAGGCCAGCCTGGCAGCAAGCACGCTGCCGGTCAACCAAACAGTAAAGGAGCCTACCCATGGCACTGCAGTCTTTGATGACCCCCGCTCAGCGAATCGGGAAGATGAAGGGAGAGATCCTCACCCACGCGATCCCCCGCGAAGTGCTGGGTCTGATCGGTGACACCAAGCCGATGACCAAGAACGCCGGCGATACCATTATTTATCGCCGTTGGTTGCCGATCAACGCGACCTCCGCCAGCCCGAACACCTTCTTTGCTGATGGTACTGGCGACCGCGGCAACAACCTGGCGAACCGGTACCTCTCCAGTGAGGGCGCCACACCGAACGCCGAGACCTTGACTCCGCAGGACATCACTGTGACGCTCAACGAGTACACCGTGCTGTTCGGCTACACCAAGAGAACTGCAGACCTCTACGAAGACGATGTTCCGGGCGCCATGAAAATGCAGACCGGCGAGCGCCTCGCCCTGGTCCGCGAGCTGGTGCGCTTCGGCGTAATCAAGTCCTGCACGAACAAGTACTACGGCGGGTCCGGTACCAGCCGCTCCACCGTGAACGGCAAGCCTACCCTGAAGCTTCTCAGGAAGATCACCAAGGGCCTCGACATTCAGCACACCGACAAGGTGACCGAGATCCTGTCGGCTTCCCCGAAGTACGGGACTACGGCGGTCGAGGCTTCGTTCTTCGTCTTCCACCACACCGACCTGAAACCGGACATCCGCGACATCCCCGGGTTCGTTCCGGTCGCCAAGTACGGGACCATGAAGACCGTGAGCCCCTACGAGTTCGGAAGCTGCGAGGAGTTCCGATTCATCGCCTCCCCGGAACTGGTCTGCATTCAGGACTCCGGCGCCGCAGTTGGCACCCTGGGGCTCACCTCCACTAGTGCCGTTAACATCGACGTGTACCAGATGGTTGTCGCCGGCCGAGACGCATGGGGTGACATCGCCCTCCGTGGCACCAAGGCCATGGACGTTCACGACCTGAAGCCGGGACAGATCGACAAGAACGACCCGACCGGCCAGCGCGGATACATCGGCGCTTCCACGTACTTCAACGCTGTGCTGCTGAACTCCCTGCACATGGCCGTAGCCGAGGTTGGCGCTTCCGTGCTGACTGACTAACCGAGCGGGGAGCCTTCGGGCCCCCCTTCTCCCTGGAGAGTGACCATGCAGAAACTGACACAGCTCACCGGCGCCATCTCCGACAAGCGCGACGGGTCTACTTTGCTCGAGATGATCAAGGGCCTTTATAACGCGCTGTCGACCAAAATCTTCGTTTCCGGCGCTATCGCCATTGCCACCACAACCACAGCCGTCAAAACCGCCGCGGCAATTTACGGCGTGGCCGGCGGCATCCTGTTCACCAAGGCGGCGACCGACAACCTCTTCACCCTGGCCGGGAGCGTCACGAACGCGAAGTTCAACGTCTTCGCCCTGTTCCTCGACGCAAATGGCACGGCGACCGCCGCCATGGGTACCGAAGGCGCGGCCTTGGTCAACGTGAAGTTCCCGCCCATCCCGGCCAAGACCTGCTGCATCGGGTATGTGATTATCAACCCGACCGGCACCGGTCCGTTCGTCGGCGGGACTACACCGCTCGGTGACGCAACCGTCGTACCGAATGCGGTCTACGTCAACACCGTTTTGGACTTCGACCCGACCGCGCTGGTTTAACCAGAGCCACGGCTACCAACACTCAAAGGAGCACTTATGAACCCCGTCGAAATGCGCGGTCTCAACATGGCAATGCTTGCCGCAGGCCTTGCGGCCGGTACCACCACCACCCTTTCCACCACGGCAACCGTGCCCTTCTGCATCAACGGCAAGGCATACAGCAAAACCGCCATCACCAATGGCGCGACCCCGACCACGGACGCAGCCAACAGCCTTGCATTCCGTCCGGTTCCCGCGAATACCGGCAGCGTGTTTGTGGCATGTTTCGACGCCTCCGGAAACGTCAAGGTCTGCCAGGGCGAAGTCACCAACCTCGATCCGGCTTCCGGACTGTTCACCAACGCGCCGGAGTTCCCCACGATCCCGGATACCCTGACGCCCATCGGCTACATCATCATCAAAGCGGCTTCCACTTACGTGGCGACCACTACCGGCTGGCTGTTCGGCACGCATAACCTGTCGGCGGTCACGGGTATCACGTATACCTTCGTTGACGTAATGACCCTCCCGACCCGTCCGCAGGTCTCGTAATTAACCATGGCCCGGGGTAACAGCCGGGCCTATTCACATGGAGAACATTATGAAGAAAGACTTTTGCGACATCTGTGGCAGCGAAGTAACGGCGGAAAACAGCGGGAAGGATCTGGATTTTGGCGGGATGCACAACGGGTTGAGGGTTTCGGCTGTTGCCACTGTCCGAGTCGAATCGCTGGAGAACGGTGGGGATATCTGCAAGGCGTGCGTGGTCGGCATGGTGCAGGGTACTCCGGCCCCGGAACCCGCTGAACCCGCTGAACCCAAAGCCTAACAAAAAACAATCTGGAGGGGAGATTATATGAGCAACGAGAATCAGCCGGCAGCAGGTAGCAGGATGAAACAGCCCGGGCAGGACCAGCCCACGGGGCAGGCAATCCCGGGAGTCACCGAGCCCGCAGCTAAGCCCATCGTCCGCCGCAACACGGCAGGTAAGACCGCCGCAGCCGCCGGCATCGACTACGAGCGCCTAGCCGGGATGATCGGCAACATCGTGGACAGCAAGATAGCCATCATCATGAAGTCCAAGGGCACCGAAACCGACCGCCACGAAATCGGCCAACCAAGCGACATCATGCTCAAGGACGGAACCCTGGCAACCGGTGGCGCCGACATTGCAGCCATCGATGCCCCGCTTGAAAGCGACTACTTCAAAGACCTGGCCTTCATGGAAGAGGAAATCATGGTGACGGTCTCCGAGACTGACGACGCCAACGCGGAGAACCCGGTCATTGTCGGCAACGGTGGCATCTTCAAGGTCTTCTTCCGGGGTCACCCGACTGTGGCAAAGCGCAAGTTTGTTGACTGCCTGATCGTCAAGAGCACCCGCGTGACCACGCCCGAGTACACCAACGGCGCCGGCGAGCGTGCCAACAAGATCAACCAGCACAACGCGCACAAGTACCCGTTCACCGTCAACGAGGACCGCAATCCCAAGGGCGGGGCGTGGCTGCGGCGCAGGCTTGCCGAAGTGATTTAATAACGGAGGTGTCAAATGGGTGAACTCATAGCGCGGTGGCCGACCCCGACTAAGGCATTGATTCTCCCCCCTGTACCCGATTACATCAATACGTACTATCTTTGGGCTGTAAGAGGGGTCTTGTCTTGGGTTTTAGTCGCTCCGTCTGTACCGGCTGGAGGTCCCGTTACCTTTGGAGGGGATAGCGTCACTTTCGGCGGGGACACTGTATCGTTTGGGACTACACCCACTGCAACAGAATCAGTCACTATGAACGGGGAAGATGTAACCCTCGGGGGAGACGCGGTCAAATGGTGAAGATATTTATAATATGCTTAGCGCTGGTAATTCCCACTGCAGTATTTGCCGTAGTTGAGTTAGACGCTGACGTAAACGGGGCTATTGATATTGCCAAGGGTGGCACTAATGCCACTACGGCTGAGGGGGCAAGAACTTCGTTAGGCCTTGGGACGGCGGCAACACAACCCTCCACAGCGTTTGAGCCAGCCATAACGGCAGGATCGGCAGGCTATTACTGGAACGGGCTCAAGCAATTCACCCTCATGCCGACTGTGCCCGCGAATAAATCGGCTATCACCTCCTACTGGCTGTCCAGTTACTCAAACGGCGCATTCACCGCGACGCAGCCGACATTTACAGACCTCGCTGCGCACCCGACAACGGTAGCCGGTTACGGGATAACGGATATCCCCGTAGCGGGAACGACATCTGGCACCTACGCGGAGGGTAATGACACCAGGATAGTCGCAGGGGCAACAGCTCTGCAACCTTCCGGCAATGGTTCTTCCCTCACTGGTCTTACGGAGTCTCAAATAACTAGCTTAGTTACCGACCTTCAGGCCAAAGCTTTATTGAATCCTCCTGAATATTCAAACGGGACTTGCACAACAGCAAAGACAATCAACGCGGCAAACGGAGCGAGACAGGGTATGACGCTCACGGCCGCTTCCGCATGTGCACTTACGTTTATTCAGCCGTCAAGCGGCACAATGGTTATTGGACTAAAGGTCATTCAGGCATCGACTCCCACGGGTACCATCACTGGCGGGAAATGGCCGGGTGGTACGGTAGCAACGATCACCGCCACGGCCTCCGCTGTCGATTTCATATCCTGTTACCTCGACGGAACGAACGCCTATTGCGCCGCCGCGCAGGACTTCAGGTAAGGGGGACACTGACACTATGAAAAAACTCATCCCAGCAATCATCCTCACCCTCTGCTCGGCGCAGGCGTGGGCGGCGGCGTACACTTCATGCGGGTCAGGCAACTGGTCAGCACCGGCAACGTGGAATGACGGGGTACTGGGGTGTGGTCTGACCCTAACTGTGCCTGTGAACGGGGATACCGTAACCGTCAACCATGCTGTCACCGTAGACGTTTTCACTGCTGTAGGCCATTCTCCCGGCGCTGCTGACGCCACGCCTGCGATCCTGATGAACACCGGAGCAGTCACGGTCAATGCTGGCGTCACGTTCGTTGTGCGCGGCGACATTAAGAGCGCCAACAAGCCTTTGACGTTGAACGCAGGCTCGATCTTCGAGTGGGACGCGTCACTTGCTGCATCCCCATCAACAGCGATTTACCGCTTTTACAATTCAGCCGACAACCAGCCCCTCAGCGGGTTGATCGTCAACGGTACATCAGGCAACCATGCCGTTGTCAGGTCCAACGCGGGCGGGGCAAACGGTAAATTTGTCGAGGTGAACAACTACGGCATGACGATGGACGTAACCTACTGCGATTTCCTCCGCATTGGCGACGCCGCGAACGAGGCTATCCTGTTTGGCATGAACAACGGCACCTACAAAATGAAGCTCAATAACTGCACGTTCACTTCTTGCGGTAGGGTGAAAAGTGCGCTCATGTCTGGTGCCTACGTCCTAGACATTCAAAATAATGTGTTCACCAGTGGTTTGCACGCGACGGATGATGTTTATTTTATTGGTGCGGACGCTACAGTCGGCGGCACTCGGCTGATAAACGGAAACGTGTTTAATAAAGCCTACAACGGGACTGGATTCAAGTATTTCACAGTTACCAATAACGTATTTTACGGAGGATTTGGGGCTAACCTCTCAACAACAGCTAATCGCTGGACAGCTTTCAGCAACAATTTTTTCCGTAATACTACCACTACACCGACATGTTTTAGTGGAGATATTGCCGGGCTGTATTATCTTATGGACACTGTTGGGGCAAACCCGCATTTCATGGTCCCAAACAGCGGGATTGGTGATTTGACATGGGATAGTATCCTTTTCGATTATATCGGCACTGACGGCACAGGTAACCTTATCAACATGACGAGTGTGCCTCCTTCCCAAACAACTATCACAGTACAGCATAGCATCTCTCTGCCGAATGCCGGGGGTGACAACGCAGGGGCGTTTATTGGTTTGGACAACAGCACGCTACTATGGAAGATCGCTACCAACCAGAACACGGTATTTATAGGCACGCAGTATATGTACGAGATGGGTCATTTCTCTGCTCCTGCTGGGTCTTATATCAGTATGAAGAATAACCTCATGTGGGACAATTCGCTGCGGGGGTATAAAGCTGTCGATACGGACCACTATGGCACAGGAATCGGAATTATCACAGACCTCATAGTTGTCGGGGCCGCTGACTATAACGCATCGTGGAACGTCAAACTGTCTCCGTACACCACAAGCGGCAATTCGTGGTTTACGAATCAAGGGAACGGCTACGTTGGTGCATTCTCTGTAACTCCAGGGGCAAATGATATCAACCTTGGCGCGAGTCCTAGTTTTGTGGACAGTGGTCGCAACATCGCTAAGTGGGGGCAGGCACTCCATGGCACCGATGGGACTGTTGCGGGGGCACTTGCAGCCCTAAAAACAGATACCTCCCGCATTGCCGAGCTAATTAGCTACGTCCAGTTCGGTTTCACCCCCACCAACCCCGCACTCAAAGCAACCGGCTTCGGCGGGGTGGACATCGGCGCAGTGGCGGTAGTCCCAAAAGTTACCTTCTCCCCAATCTGGGGCTTGAGCTTCGGGCTGTGACCATCTGCGAGGCGGTCATAATCAAGTCCAGGGGTGCGCCGACGTGAGGGAATAAGTGGAGTTTGCGGTGGGGGTCAGTTTGCCCTTGGGTGTTTGATGGGGCGGGGTGTTTAAAGGGGGTTTGATGAATTTTCTTGAACTATGCAAACGGGTCCGCCAGGAGTGCGGCATCGCCGGTGACGGCCCGATCACCACCGTAGGCCAGACCAAGGAGATGAAGCGTATTGTTGACTGGACCTCCCAGGCTTGGGTGGACATCCAGAATGCCCGCGCTGATTGGGACTTCATGCGAACCCCGGTGACGTTCAACACGGTGGCCGGCCAGCAGGTCTACGCGCCAGGTGCCGGGAAAGACATCCCAATCACCGACTTCAAGCGCTGGCGTAATGAATCCTTCCGCCAGTACCTGCAGAGCGCCGGAGTGGGTACTGAGGTTATCCTTGGTCAGTATCAGTCGTACTCCGAGTTCCGTGACTTCTATCTCTTAGGATCCCGGCGCCTGGTCACTGGTCGGCCGCTCTACATTACCATCACTCCGGAGCGCTCCCTTGCTCTCGGCTTCACTCCGAACGACGTCTATGTCACCACGGCAGAGTACTACCGCAAGGCCCAAATCCTGGCAGCAGACACCGACGTTCCCAATATGGAAGAGGACTATCACATGCTGATCGTCTACGGAGCCATGAAGAAATACGGGATCTTCGAGGTTGCCAACGAGCAGGTAGCGACGGCCAAGGAGGAGTACACCATCTTATTTAACCGGTTGGAACTGGAGTTCACCCCGGTCCTAGAGATGGGGGACAGCTTCATATGAGCGCTCAAGAGCAAGGATTCTCGGCGCCCAGGATCGACGCCATAATGCTAAAGGGTGGACTCGACCAGATAACGCCTTCGCTCTCCCTTCAGTCCGGTGCGGTTCGGCATGCCCTCAACTTCGAGGCTAGTGTTGCCGGCGGCTACTCACGCATCAAGGGTTATGAGCGATTCGACGGCAGGCCCTCGCCTTCCGAAGCTGCGGAGTCAGGTGCGCACCGGTATATCTCCGTGGCGCTGTTCTCTTACGTTCCGGTTATCGGTGACACCCTCACGGCGAGCGGCGGTGCTACCGGGGTGCTCGCTTATATCGACGGCCCGGTGATGGTGCTCACAAAGGTATCGGGAGTCCTGGCGATCGGGGAAACCATCAGCGCCACGGCTGGCTTGGTCGGCACCATCAACAACGTGGCGGCCGGTCCGACCGGATCAGAACAGGACGCCATAGTCCGCGGCGCCGTGGCGGCAATCTATCGCGCTGACATCTTCGCCGTTCCCGGGAGCGGCCCGATTCGCGGCGTGGTCGAGTTCGGAGATACCGTCTATGGATTCCGGGACACCTTGGCAGGTACCGCCCTGGCGGTTTATCGGTCCACCGCCTCAGGATGGGAGCTTGTCCCCTTCTACAAAACCGTCAGTTTTACCGGAGGTGGAACCACCGCGCCGGCAGACGGGTCAACCCTCACGGAAGGAGGAGTCACGGCCACCATCAAACGAGTAGTTCTCACGTCAGGGGATTGGCCGGCCGGAACCGCTGCGGGACAGTTAGTTATTACAGACCCTGTGGGCGGAAGCTTCTCGGCGGGCGCAGCTACCATTGGCGCAGTAAACGTTACCCTTTCTGGCGCAGAAACAGCAATCGCCATGCTCCCAGGCGGCCGGTTCGAGTTCGATGAACATAACTTCTTTGGTCAAGCGGCTTCAGATAGGGTCTACGGTTGCGATGGAGTGAACCGTGCATTCGAGTTCGACGGCGATGTGCTGGCTCCGATTGCCACGGGGAGCGTCCCGGATGCGCCGACCCATGTTTGCGCTCACCGCGGCTTCCTGTTCCTCTCTGTTGGCTCTTCGGCGCTCCATTCGGCCCCTGGCCTACCCTTCGACTGGACGGCCATAAACGGAGCAGAAGAATTCGCCATGGGTGATACGATCACCGGCATGATCTCAATGCCTGGCGGGACAACCGGATCTACTCTTGGCATCGCCAGCCGGAATAACACCTATATCCTTTACGGTACCAACTCGGCCGACTGGAACCTGGTTTCATTCAACACAGGCTCTGGCGCCTGCAACTTCTCCCTCCAGAACTTGGCGCAAACGTTCGCCTTCGATGACCGCGGGGTGGTTAGCATCCAGTCTGCCATGGAGTATGGCAACTTCAACTCCAATACTTTGACCAATGGGATTCAGCCGTTTATCAATCAGCACATCAATATGCTGACGGCTTCGACGCTCTGCCGTCGCAAGAGCCAGTACCGGTTGTTCTTCTCGGACGGGGCGGGGCTATTCATCACCGTCGCCAACAACACGCTCATGGGCTGCATGCCGATGCTGTTCCCGGATGTGGTGCGCTGCACCTACGAAGGCAAGCGATCGGACGGCACCGACATCATGTATTTCGGTACCGATGACGGCATGATCCACCAGATGGAAAAAGGAACCTCCTTCGACGGCGCGGCGATGGATTACTATTTGGTGACGAATTACTCCAACGCGAAGAGCCCCAGGACTCTCAAGCGGTACCGGAAGGCGGCACTTGAGATAACAAGTGAAAATGGTTGTTACGCAGCCTTTGACTTTGCCACAGTGTTGGGGTATGATTCCGCCGAATACAGCCAGCCGAGAAGCGAAAGCTTCGCCCAGTACACAGGACAGACCCGGTGGGACTCATTCATCTGGGATGATTTCTTCTGGGATTCCAACAGAGTCGAACCGATTGAATGCGGGTTAGAAGGGACAGCGGAGAACATCTCGGTTTTGTTGTCGGGTACGTCAGACATTGTGCCTTCATTTACGGTTAATAGCGTTTTGGTTCATTACAGCCCTCGCCGGATGATGAGATAGTCAAGGAGCCGCCATGGCCGCAACAACCGGACTCATAAGCACAGCCACAACCCCGAACTTAGCACAAACGGCGGCTATCCCTGACACTTCAGTGACAACTCCTGCGGCAGTGGCTCCGGTGGCAACTTCTACTGACACCCCGGCCAATGTCGCCTCGGTAGCCGCGCCTGCGGCTTCAACTCCTAGATCCATCACCGACCCCGAGACGGTTTCAGGCCAGCTCAACACCCTACTCTCAACGGACAGTCCTTACATCCAAAGCGCCCGCAACGCAGGCATGGCAACGGCCAACTCCCGGGGGCTCATCAACTCCTCGCTTGCCGCCGGCACAGCGGAGCGGTCGGCTATTGACGCTTCCGAGCCAATAGCGGCAGCAGACGCGGCAACCAACGCTGCAGCGGGGCTCTCGGCGCAGCAGTCGAACCAGGACATGAGCCTGTCCGGTTACAACTCGCTGCTTGCTTCGGCTCAGAATAAAGAGAACTTCGGGTACACGACGGCTGAAAATCAGCAAAACATTGACGCGAATACCGACTTGCAGAACACAAGGCTCCAGTCGGCGGCGGACCTTCAGACTCAGCAGATCAACGCGACCCAGGCGGCAGCTACGCAGCAACAGG